ATGATTTGAATTAATTATGACTAAACTGTCACTGGATTCATTATAATGCAGCCATGGCCGGAATGCATAATAAACATCATGAAGACCTTGATGTCGAACAATCTCCATAGCATTTCTTACAATCATGTCATGATAACCTTCTTCTGGCCATTCAATAACTTCACAAAGAATTTCCTGCCCGTTCGTAAGTTTAAATTGTTTCACATCATACATTATATTTTCACTTTTGAGACTTTGTGAGGAAATTGTTCTTTGGAATAGATTTTGACCCTTTCGGCGCTATGACGCAGGGTAAAGTTTGGTTTGCCTTTACTACGTAGATCGTCTGCAATGTCGTATAGCCTCGTATCACGTCCATCCTCTGCAATTCGCAATCCTCGCCCAATGGATTGGAGGACTCTAATTTGACTTTTGCTGGGGGAGGCGAAGACAATGTTATGTAAATTCCGAATATTAATCCCAGTAGAGAAGGTGCCAAGAGAAGCAAGCACCACAGCATTAGACTGTTTCTCAATAATCTTGCGTACCGCTTCGCGATCGGAAGTTTTGGTCTCTCCGGAAACGTAAAATAATCTTCTTCCACTTTCCAGTTTATCCTCTATCAAATCTCGAAGAACCTTTCCGTGTTTCTCTACTAGATTGAATAACACAAGTGTATTACCATCCAAGCTGCAAGCAAGATTTCTAATAAAATTATTTCTTTTTTCGTTAGATACCAGGAAGTCAATTTCTTCCTGGTATGTTGCATTATATAATCGATCACGAGTTTGTTCGTCATATTCAAGTAATATTATATCTATATCCAGTTTAGCGAGTGCCTTTTCTTCCTGCAGTTGAACTGTAGTAGTGACTTTCTCAACTGGTCCAAATAAACCCTCGAGTACCATCTCGTGAGTTTGCGTACCATCTAACGTACCCGTTGTTCCGAACCGATACTCAGCATTTATAGACTTGTTCATAATCGATGAGAGAGACTTTGCCTTGAACCCATGACACTCGTCGCCGAAAACGCAACCAAACTTATGAAACCATGCTGGCGGTAATTTACTGATCGATTGCCAAGTGGAGATAATTATCTGCTTGTCTGTATCTTTATCCTTTCCCGAGTAAATTTTGTGACAGTTTTTATCAGCGTTAAATCCATAGTCTTCAAAGTCTTTATACATCTGCTCGACAAGTCCAGTTGTCGGGACAACAATCAAAACCTTTTTATCGAAACAGCTAATGTACCAGCGTAGGATTAGATAGATTATAAAACTCTTACCAGAGCCTGTTGGAGATACGAGGAGAGCTCTTTTGTTTTTTATCGCATGGGTAAATGCGTCGTATTGATAATCTCGAGGAAGGAAAGGAGTATTGATCTTGGCGATCCACTTCAACATCTCCATGTGGTTTACTTCGTTCGTCTCTCCAGGAATACCGTATTTGGTTTCAACGTATTTGATCGGATATCTGCGGTACTTAGCGAATTTCTGTATTTGTTTCAGAAGTCCGGCGTTTATCTCGCCATTCATTCGATTGAACAGTCGAATCTTACCATCCCAGACTTTCCGCTTGTAGGCAGGCATATACTTTGCACCTGGAACATCGAAACAAAAGTGTTCGGCGAGTTCCGCTGCGCAATGGCTTTCACAGTTAATGTGTAACATGCTGTGATCTTTCAGCCTTATCTCAATACCCTGACTCAAACTTTTTCCATTCTATAATGTTTTTGATGTTGTTATGACGCCATTTGAGATTATCTAAAATCTCCTTCAATGTATCTATTACCGTCTTAATGTACTCGATCTTGGCTTCACTCTCGACCAACTCAGGGTCTGCTTCGACATAATGTTCCATGTCACCTTTGAGTATTTTCAAACCATCGAATGGGTCAGGATCCCAGCCGAGCTCTTCAACTTCACTCTGTGACAATTTACCGTTGTACCAAAGCCATTTGAGTTTCATTAATTCTTTTTGCTTGAACTGAGCCTGTTTTAATTTTAGCTTGGCGTCAGAATACAAGGAAAGGTATTTGGCGTGTAGCTCTGGAGTCTTGCGCGATGATTCGTCGATCTTAGCGTCAGATATTACGCAGTCGACTTCCCAGTCCGATAGTATTTTTTTCAGGTCCATAATATATCTCAAAAACAAATAATGTATATTATACTAAATCAACTCATAGTAATCAAAACGAAAAGTTCCTGGGAATGTGAGGTATTGTCCGTCACTCACAGCAGTGAATTCTACATCACCGAGAGATATTGGATGACAGTTTTTATAGCGTATCTCTTTGTTCTTGTTATTCTGTGAAGTCAGAATGGTTACTGTTATATCAGCAAAAGATGTTTTATCGCCTGCCTGATTTATAGGTGATGAATTAACCTGTGGTTCTTCTACAGATCTTTCCATCCAATCATAGATTTCTGAATACGCTGCCATATCCTCGTCCATCAAAAAGATAATGGAAAGAGGGTTGTGTTGAATTTTATCGCCAACAAACGATACGTTGAGTCTTTTAAATGGCGCTTCAACAGGATTCAGCTCCATCGAAGGGTGCTGAATTGATTGGGCAAAGTATGTCAGGTTCGCGTAGTTCTTTCTATCGATGACAACGCGGAAACCTGTTGGGGTGAGGTAATTGTAATTGGATATTGAGTCAGCCATACAATTATTTATAAGCAAAAAAAAAGGGGGACCGAAGTCCCCCAATTAATTACCGCTTTTTTTATTCTTAGGCGAGGATATTGTCCACGCGGAAGATGCGATAGTATTGGTTCGTCTTAGACGTGGCCAATCCGTTTGCAGGCGTGTCGCCAACGAAAGGATTAGAAACCATACCGTAACGAGTCTTGAAGCCAATCTTCGGCTGGAAGGTGTCTTCAGCAACTGCACGGAACATCTGCAGAGGAACATAAGGACAATAGAATACACCAGCGTCATAAGGATTGGTACCCTTATAACCAACAGTGATGTAGTCTGAAGTCGCATATGGGTCAATGTAAACGCGAGTACGACCGTTTAGTACACCTGCGAAGGTGTTACCAGTGTCGTCTACGTTCAATGACGTGCTAAGAGCAGGTGAATAGTCGAGCATACCTGCAGCAGAAAGAGCAGTCGCAACGTCTGATGAACAGATTACGATGTTACCCTTACCGCGACGAGTGTCTTTAGCGATTTGGTTCGCTTCACGCTCGAGCTGTACTACCAACCCCTTGAACTTTTCTACTGACCAACGGCCATCAGCGTCAGTGCTGAGGTCGAAGATACCGTCAACAACAGTGTTGTCAGTAATACAACCGATCTTAGCTTGTGAGTTGATCGTACGAACAACTTCACGGTTGATTTCAGCCAAGATTTCAGTTGACAGAATGTTAGCCAGCTCAGTCTCAGCGTCAAGACCATGAATAGCTTTCAAGTCTTGCGCGAGTTCGATGGTGTATTCTGCCTTCAACGCGCGAGAAGTAGCCGTTACCGTTGACTTCTCGATCGTGAAACCCATTTCAGGGATTTGAGTACCAGCAGTTGAACCCCAGTCTTCAGCATCAGCAGTTGCTTTACCGCCGCCGAAATCAGGACGGTTAACAGCCGAGTCACCGATAGATGAATCTGGACCAGTACCGATACCAGAAAGGCCAGAAAGACCAGAAGGCTCCTGAGCCTGAGTGTTGCCAGAGTCACCAGAGAAGAAAGAAGGCGCTTCGCTGAAGAGAGCTTCGTCCCCGTTAGTGACAGAACCCTTACCTGATTTGAATCGGCTCTTCATTGCGAAGATCAAACCAGTAGGACCTGACATGGGCTGAACGCCACACACGTCATATGCCATCAAGTTAGGCATTGCACGACGTACGAGAGCGATAAGTACAGGATTCCAGTTGTCAACAGAACCAGTTCCGCCAGTGAAAGCCCCGTTACCTGCTTCAGTACCGTATTCGTTGATTTGCTGCTGCTCAGCAAGAGCACGCTCTTGGTTCTCAAGAACGGCAGCAGTTACAGCGCGACGATGCGCGTCTTTGATCTCGCCAGCTGAACTTTCGTTCAGGATGGGAGACCACTTTTCTACTAACCTATCGTAAGTTTGCATTAGTTACTCCTTAATTATTGATTGATTTCATCGCAGAAAGATAACGAGACATCGCATCAGATACTTCTACCGTTTGCGCGTCGCTTTCTGCTGATTCTTCAATGATTGCGTCTGTTTCAGAAGTTACAGCTTCTTTCTTAAAGTATGCTTCTTTTACGGTCCTAACTTTTTGACCGAAATCGTCAGCGTCTTCGAAATCAAGTGAACTTACTAGTGAACGCAGTTTTTCTGCTTCGGTGTCAGCCAAGTCACGAGCATGCTCGCGAACAACAGCATCACGCTGCAGTTCTTCTAACTGGGTTGACATTTCTAACATAGCTTCTGTAGAGCTGTTGAGCTTTTCTTCCAGCTCGTCTACTTCTGAAGCGAGTTCGTCTACTAGGTCGATCTTAGACTCAGGAACTTCAATGTAAGATTCTACGAACAGCTCCTTGAGCTTGCCCATGAAACCTTCGGCGATTTCAGTTCGAATGCCTTGCTCTACAGCAAGTTCATTTTCCTTCATCCACTGTTCAACCACATAGTTGAGGTAGTTATCAACCTTCTCCACGAGGTCATCACGAGTCTCTGTGAGCTCTTCCTCGAGTTTTGATTGATACTCATCTTCCAAACGATCAACTTCTTCAGTGATCTTGGAACGAATTGCAGCCTCAAAAATTACTGCAGCTTTGGCCTTAAATTCATCTGACAAAGTAGCTTCTGATTCAACGAGAGAGTGAAGTTCAGTCGAGAAGTCATACTGAGATTCCTCAATAGCTTCTTCTTCAACTTCAATTTCTTCGCCCATCATTTTGCCATACATTGCATGGAGGTCTGTCTTCTTCATAGCAGACAGCTTGCCATACATAGCGTTCAACATGCCAGCTTTGGTTTTAGGTGCAGGATCTTGCTTCGTTTGGTCACCCTTACGAGCAGGAGCCTTCTTCACCTTGTCGTCGGCTGCGTCGACTGATGCTACGGACTGTGCCTCAGCATTTTTTTCGTCGTGAGCTTCCTCGAGTTCGATGTCCTCATCAGGAAGTTCAACATTCATGTTTTCTTCAGTCATGTTTTACTCCTAAACATTTGATTTGAGCAACGAGAGGAAATTTTTAAACTCACGAACTTGTGTCTCGTAGAGATCAGCGCGTGGAGCTTTTTTAATTTCAGTCTCCATTTTCTCAATTTCTTGAGGTTCGATAACGCCATTATTCCATATCCACTCAACACCTTCCATAATTCCATTAACGAATGCTGCTGGTGCTGATGGATCTTGAACGATGTCAACTGTGTTGAGGATGAAATCATCCTTCACAAACATCGTGCCGTTTCGATTCTCAAGACTACCCATACCACGAGTTGAAACACCTAGTTTGACTCCCCCATCGAGCAGACCTTTAACAATCTTGCCATTAGGAGTATCAAGAATAGATGCCTTTCCTACCACATCGTTGCCCTTCCAATCAAGAGCGGTGATGAGGTGAGAAACTTTATCCAGGTTTACAGTCGGACCTTCAGGATGATTTAACTCACCAACAGCCCTTTTCTGTGAAACCTGATCTTTGACGTATTTACCAACAGCCCTTTCCATAATGGCTTTGGGGTAAATACGCCCGTTTCGATTCTTTTGTTCTGCTTGCGCGAACACGCCTTCAATTACGTAAGACTTTTCGCCGCTTTCGTTTTTTTCGACGATAACGCCGATATCTTGTTCAACGTATTCTGCAATAAGTTTCATGCGAATTCCTTTGCAAATGCGACTCCTGCCTTCTCTGCTTCACGCTGAGTCCGGTAGGAGTCTAATTTATCACCGTCTATGTAAACGGTAAAGCCTTTTTTATCCTGGTGAATCATGACTTCGTGCTTATTTACCTTTTTCCGGTAAACATGCTTACCAGAAGGCATTTTCTTAAGTCTAGATTCTCTTAACTCTTTAAAGGTTAGCATGTAAATTATTTATAAATTATTAATTTTCAGCAGAAAGTTCTTCATCGCTAGGGTCAAAATCGCCTAAATCTTCTTCTTCAGGCTCTTCGCCGTTGAAAATTTGTCCAGCTACCCTTGCTCTGGCTTGATCGAGTTGATCACTTAATTTATCATTAATAGCTGCAGTAAATGCATCTTCTGCTGAATTGTAGTCTTTTTTCTGTACCGCTTGAATAAGATCTACAATCGGGTCAGTAGGATTAATTTCCTCGTATCCGTGATCTTCGGGGTCGAAAGAAGTTTCTTCTTCAGGTACAATTTCAGTTTCAGCTTCTTCTTGATCTTCAATTTCCTGATATTCTAATTCATCATCCATTTATTATCTCCTATTTTAGTGCTAAGAATTCGCCTTTCTTGAGAGCTTTCTCAGCGTTCACTTTCACAATAGACATATCGCTATCGAGTTCTTCAACAATTGTTCCGAAAGTCGGATTACCGTTCGCGTTTGAAACAATCTGCCATACCCTACTCGCTATTGTATTTACATCGGTTTCAGTCACCGATGCATTTGCCACCAATTGGTCAACCAAGTTCGAACGTGTCAAGTTTACTGATACACCTTCTGCGAACAAGAACGGGTTTCCACCCGCTTCTCGTGTGTAAATGTTACCGTTCACCGTAAGAATATATGGTATCTTACTTGCAAACGGTTGTATTCTCCATCCATTCTCTAAGAAGAATGTCGAACCAACGTTCAACGTATCGTTCAAAGGCTCACCACCAATCGCTGAAATGGCAGCAGGATAACTGCCTGCAGAACTATTTGTTGTTCCGCTGTATGATTCGGGCGATGAAATGATCCATTCTTTCCAAGCAGAATAAATGTCTTCTTTTACATTTAGTGATGTGACCCCTTCGTTAACAAATATGATCTTGCTTAGACCATCAAACGAAACTTTCTGATTGGGAAACTGATTAGGATCCCACATCCACCTGTTCCCATAAAACTGGTGAATAGAAGGCATTACTGAATAATCTCTTTCCAGTTTACAGTAACCATCAGTTTAACGTTATTGTGTAAAGCTGTTCTTGTCTTAGCATAGAATGACCAGATAACTCTTGAACCTCTAAATCCTTTGATGTATGCGCTACCACCCGGCCATGCTGGAAGACCTGAAGTATCAACTGGATTTGAGAATGTATCGGTAGTTCTGTCATAGTCATTGTAGACTTCAAACTGATTTGCTGCAATTGGCTTCACATAGTAGTAATTACCACCAAATGATTCCCAACCCGCTGGTGCGTCATAAACTTCGTACTGTTGGTTTCTATCTACGTCTGATGCATACTCTGCAATGTTGAATGGAAATTCTGCTTTACCTGCCGCAATCGGATCACGTACTTCG